CTTACAAAGAATTATTACCAGCAGATGGACCTGTGAGAACACAGGTCATAGGAGTCAAGAATCCACAGACAGAGCAACAGGCGGTTCGTGTAAAAGATTTTATGAATTATCTTATTATGGATCAGATGAAAGAGTACGAGGCAGAGTTCGATTCTATGTTATTTCATCTACCACTCGCAGGTTCTACATTTAAAAAAGTTTACTACGATGTGCCGATGGGAAGAGCAGTATCAAAGTTTGTGCCAGCAGATGAATTGGTCGTGCCATACACTGCAACAAGTATCGAGGATGCGGAGTCTGTCATACACACAATTAAAATATCAGAAAACGAATTAAGAAAACAACAGGTCAATGGATTTTATAGAGATGTGGAATTAGGACCACCAGGTCATGTAGAAAAAAATGATCTTGATAAAAAAGAAAAAGAATTAGACGGAACAAAAAAGACAGGTAAACAGGAACCTGTGTATACACTGTTAGAGTGTCACGTAAATCTAGACCTTGAAGGTTTTGAGGAGGTTGATGGAAATGGTGAACCGACAGGAATAAAATTGCCCTACATTGTAACTGTAGAAGAAGGCAGCCGATTAGT